TAAACAATCGTTCATAATGATAATCGTTTGATAAATAAGTTTGTGTATTAAATATTACTTTACCTGCACGAACTTCTGCCATTTTTTCTTTTAAACCTTGTATTTTTATTTCTTTAGCTTGTTCTAATGTAGGTGCGAGATAAGCTTCATATGCAGTATCATAAGTTGATTTATTTGAAATATATGTATTACCATCAGTCCATGGATATTCTCCAGCATACTGACTATTACTATCATATAAAATATGATATGAACCTTGCACATATTCTCTTGCAATCATACCGTCAGGCAAAGCATATTCAGTTTCTTGTGTAATCCACCAAGATAACGGATAAATAGAATCATCTATTTTAATATCATCATCTGGAGTATGTATAAATGTTCCCATAATCTAATCTCACAATTTAATATATAAATAACCAAAATATGAAGGCTGCATTGTATTGTGTGCTGTACTGCTTCCTGTTGTGGTTGTACTAGCACCATTAAGTGTCGAATATTTTTTTGTTGATCCATCATCTCCATGTACACCTTCACTACCGATTAATGGGCTTGTATATGCATGATGATGTGATGCAAGTTCGGCTTCAGTTAATACATGATTTTCTTGTCCTAAAAAATCACCAGCATTTCTATTAGTTAATCCTGCACCTTGCCCCCATACAGCTAATGCTCTTCCTGATCTACGAGGAACACCAATATTTTTATGCGCGTCCCAGTCATCTTGAGCTGTTGCACCACGGCCGCCAGTTACGGGACAAGTAGTATCATTATAATTATTCCAATACATAAAATATAAAGATAAAGTATCATTATTAGCTCGAATTGATGCCCCTGATGTTGGATCACCAATGGTTCCATCATCAGTAGCTTTTATCCAGCCATTTTCTGTTACTGGATTATCTGAATATTTAGTATCACCAGTTCTAAATAAAGAAGATTCATATTTATGCGAATATAAAACAAAAACATCATTATCAATATCATAAATCAATTCAATATGTTCGCCAGTAGGAATATCGCCTGCAATAACATCAGTTGTTCCATCTTCTTTTTTAATTGTTTTAACACCAAGAGAATCTACATTAACTGTTGATGCTCCCGTATTTGTATTTGCTGCTTTAAATCGTACTCTTAAACCATCAAGATAATCTGTGGGCGCTCTACGATTACCGATTTTAGATAAAACATAATTATTTGTTGTACCTACATCATCATAATAATCACCTGAGGCAACATAATTACAAACTGTTTTTGTTAATTGATATCGATCTGCACCTGATAATACTATACCAGTAGATGTTATAGCATTTTCAACTTCATCAGGAATATTGTTCCATTCTTCAGCTGTTAGTTCATCTCCCGTTGACTTATCTGGAATTGGTTGCATATCTTTCTCTCTTTTTGTTTATTTAAACATATTAAAAACATATTGTCCATCACTTATGAAGTTTCAAAATATAAAAATTTTATCGCGCAATAAGCAGGTTTTAATCTTGTAAAAAGACATCTAATAAAATCACTTGGATCACCTATAAATTTAATTGGAAATGTATAAGGAAAAACATTTGGATTAGGTTCACCAATAAATTTTACAATCATTGTAAATCTTGCTGCTTTTGCAGATTCAGAAAAAATTATAGGAAAGGTTAAAGGAAAAATACTATGAACAGCACCTCCTGAAATTTCTACTGTAAATCCAAAAAATGCAGCCAAATCAATAAATTGTTGTCTTGTAATAATGTTCATTAATGCTAATTTTGCGATAATTTGTTTGCGCCTTTGTAATAATGTTTCATTTTTAGTTTTAAAACATTTATCAGGTATGCCTAAAGTTTGTTCCCAATTTTCTAATAATAATTCTGTTACCCATGGATAATAATCATCAACTAAAATTTCAATTAATCCTTCTATATGGCCAATTTCTAATGCCAATGCAATTAATAATTTTCTAAATTTACTTTCATGAATATTTTTAGCTCTAAATAATTCACCACCTGGTAAATTATCAGCTAATGATTGAGCATTTTGTTCTGTGGTAAATGGAACGAAAACATTTTGTTTTGCAACTTTTCTTGAAATAACATCAATCTGACTTTCCATTTAAATACTCCATAAAATTGTACCTAATAATGCTATTTCATTTGAAGCAATTGGAATATCACCTGTTGGCGTGGATAATGTAAATGATTCAACAAATTTTCCTGTATTTGGATCAATTGTTTGGAAAATTGCTGATCTATAAGCATCTTGAGATAAATTTTCACCAACAATTGGAACTTCACGAAACATCGTTTTTAAATTTTCTTCAATTGCTGTTCTCATATTGGCAGTATCAGGAATAAGAGCTGTAAATGTAAAATCAACTGTTTTACCAACAAGTGCTGGATCATTTACGAAAACATCAGCTGCTTCCATATGTGCTGGTTTTATCTTTAAAATCTCATCTTTTACTTGTGCAACTTCTCCACCATCTGGAATCGGATTAATATCATTATCTCTTAAAAAATATATGGTTACTTGACCTGGTGATGGTGTGGTTTCTTCAACAAATACTCTTGTCACTCCAGTTATTTTTTTTGCTTGTTGAATAATTTCTGCAACATTAAAATGTGAAATAGGATTATAATAAGCTTCTAACACTCGTTCTCGGTATTCATCATCTGTTTCTTCATCTGTCCCACCAGAAACTTCGCTAAATTGAACATAGGCATCATTATCAACACCAACAATAGGTGAAGTTAAAGATACTTGTGCTCCATTTTCAAGATTAGTTTGTTCACCAGTGTCAACTGCTCTTATTTTTACACTAGCATAAACTGCAGTTGACCAAATTATTCCAGTTGCTGGTGTGGCTGGTTCTCCTTCAACAGGATACGTGAATAATTTATCACCTGTTACTTCAATTTCAGATATAATATTATATTCTGATTGATCAGCACCAAATACAGTTTGAATAAGATGTGTTGCATAATGATGATCCGAAACAGCTTCAAATGTTGCGACATCTCCTATACGCGTTAAATGTGCTGCCGCAATGGAATGTTCTTCAATTATATAATCTTGATCAATAACTTCATATTGTAAACTATCTTTAGTTTGAAATGTTGTTCCTTCAGGAATAATTGTCGAAGCTATTCCTGTTACAGTTATTAATCCCTCTGCACTTCTTGCTGGGTTTTTATCCAATCCTTTAAATAATCCCCAGCGTCTTATAAAATCACCATCTGCAGACCAAGGAAATAATTCATTTTGTGCATTTTCAATTGTTTTATAAACATCATAAATTCTGCCTGCTAAAGCAATTAAAAATGCTAAAATAAAAGATTCTTTTAAAAAAGGATCAGATTCTGGTAATGCATTTTGAACATCTGTTCTTAATCTATCTAAAATTTCTTGCGGACTTTCTGGATATTCTACTGTCATATTCGTTTACCATTTTCTTCTTTTAAAGTATTATCCCATAATGAATATCCATAAGATTCTACCAAATTATTTGATCGTATTAAATCTATATTAATATTCAATCCATTATCTTCATAATTTGCTGTTACATGAACACGGCTTAAATAATTATCTGTGATCAACCATTGTAACGAATTTTGCGTATATGTTATGGAATTATTTAACGTATTTTGCGTTGCTCTTGTTTGATTTAATAACCATAGTTTTGATCCAATTTCAAAATTATCAAACCCTAGAAATTCATTCCCCCACCAACCGCGACGAAATTGTGGTAAAGCAACTTCGCTTTCGCTAGCTCGTCGTTCACACATTAAAGAAATTTTTAATGCCATATTAAAACCTTCAGTTTTTATAAAATCACCATCACTGCCAAAATTTATATCATAAAATTTATCATTATTATTTTTTAACAAATCAATATCTATGTATGGCATTTTAATTTTCTCATATTGATGTATTCTCGCCTGCGCTTGTTATTGTTCCTGTACTTCCATCGACAGTTACTTGATCGCCAAGTCTTGCTATCTTTGCACCCCCTATCCCAAGATTAATTTTTGTTGCATCAATATTAACATTACCATTGACTATAATATTAATATCTTCTTTGCTTTCAATTTCTATCTTACCATCTTCTTTAAATTTTATATAACTTTTTGTTTTAGGACTTCCAATAACAACTTCACCTTGTTCTAAATTCATAAATCGATCATTTTTTGAATAACCCATACAAATTTGTGTTCCTTCTTTCCCTTGAATGTTAAAAATAATTAAATCAGTTTTTTCAGGTAAGCCAATATTTAATCCATAAGGAGATAAAATTTCTGATATAGAAGTTTTATCAAAATAATTTACTTGTGCTATTGCAGTCGGTCGATTGTCTTTAATAAATGATGAAACATATCCTCTTTTAATTAAGCTTTTTATTTTAATATCTAATTTTCTTATTGTTTTTGCAAATGCCTGAATCATTTTAAATTCTCAGTTGGGAAAAAACCGCCACCTTCTTTTTCCTTTCCTTTTTTAGGCTTTGCAACTTTTAATGTAAATCCGTCCTCGGTTACTAGTTTTAATGATGTTTTACTACCATCAGTTAATGACCATGTATATTCAATTGAACTTATTAATAATGTCGTATTTAAATTCGCATAAATATCTATTACATCTACTAACTTATTTGGAACCCATATCCCATCATCATTAAATGGTTTAAATTCTGCTACGGTTACATTATAAGTTTTAGATTGTGTTCTTCTGAAATTTGCTTCCCATTTCACTCGATCATCTATATCATCTTGATCTGTACTTTCATCAGGTTGAAATGCATAAATTCTACTTTTACGAATTTCATTATCATATTGCTTAGCTTTTACATTTGTTATTTGTTCTGGTTTTGAGTGACTAAAAAAAGCAGGATGATCAGTACTTTGTCCAATACCTTCATATAAATAAAATCTTTTACTATAATCATAAGTTGCATTTACTGCTAAAATCGTTGCTGCTACATTTCTTTCATTTGATATAACTGTTTTCATTTTTTGTGTTGATGCGCGAGTTAAAACAATATTGCCATTACCATCAGTTGTTAATAAAACATTTCTTTTTTTTGCATATTGTTCTATAAAATCAAATGCAGTTGTTCCTGCTTCAGGACTTGCAAGTAATTTAGAGAAAATATCTATTTTAATATTACTTATTATTTTTAT